CACCAGTATTAGTAGAAATTGATACTTACCAAACAGAATTAGTAAAATCATTTAAAGTTGAGGGAGATCACGGAATAATTATTGGAGTCACAACATATATTGCTGGAACTCCTGGTATTGGAACCACTTCTCCAAAAATTTCCTTTACTCTAAAATCAGAACAATATGATAACAATACTTTAGGTATAGGATATTCTTCATTAAATATCTTTGGTATTACTAATAGCCAATTATCAAAAGGAGATTATTTTGTCATTACTGACAGTAATGTCACAACAGGTGGAGATTTGGTTGGAATTACTACACTTCTTGGTGGTATGAGTAATTATCCAAATTCAAAGATTGGAATAGCAAAATCTTTTATAGATGGCATTTACATTGTTGAAGATATCACATCACCATCTTCAGGTATAGTAACAGTTACATGTAACTTTGCTCCTATGGTGGATAATTATGTGAAAGTTTATAGTAGAGGATCTAGTAATACGGGAATTGGAACAAATAATTTCTATGGAAGATATAGTTGGGCTAAAATATATGATTATCAAAATAGAATTTTGGGAGATCCTCAAACTTTTGAAGTTTTTAATGATAATGGCATTTCGGGAATATCTTCTTCTCCAAAAATTATAAGAACTAGAAGTGTAGTAAGCAAATAAAAGGTAACTAAATAAAAAAAAGTATGTTCTAAAATGCCCGCTATAATATCAGATCAGTTTAGAATCATAAACGCAGAAAACTTTGTAAAAAGTGTTTCTGGCGTAGGTGATACATCAAATAAGTACTATACTTTTATAGGTTTACCAAATAGCACTAATCCTGCTTCTGGTGGATCTTCTACTTGGAGTTCAAATACACCCTCTCCTGTGGATGGATTTAAAGAGGAATATCAAGTCAAAGAAAGTATTATATCTTTAAAACAGATTACAAGTCAGGATGTTAGAAGACTTGTTAGAAAAGTGACTTGGGTAGCGGGAAATACTTATGAAATGTATAGACATGATTATAATGTATATAATGTAACTCCAGTAACTTCTCAGACAGGATTATATGAAGCAAATTATTATGTAATAAATGAAGATTTGAGAGTTTATATATGTCTACAAAATGGATCTGATCCAGAAAACCCAAAAGGAAGACCGTCTTTCGATCAACCTACATTTATTGATTTAGAACCACGAGCTGCAGGATCTAGTGGTGATGGATATATTTGGAAATATTTGTATACAATCAAACCTTCCGAGATTGTAAAGTTTGATTCTATTGAATATATTCCAGTCCCTGAAGATTGGGGAAATACCGGAGAATCAATTTCTACAAAAAATAATGCTGTTGATGGCAAAATTGAAGTTATTCTTATTAATAATAGAGGATCTAATTATCAACCAATTTCCACATCATTTTCAAATGTTCCAATATTGGGGGATGGTACGGGAGGAAAAGCCACAATAACTATAGATTCTTTTGGTAAAGTTTCGGAAGTTTTTGTTACTGATGGGGGCAAAAATTATACTTATGGAACTATAGAATTTTATCCAGGAGCTCCTGGGTCAGAAATAACGGGTCCATTAAAACAATTGAGTAATACTGGAATTGGTACAACTTCTATAGCTTCTTTCAATGTTATTATTCCACCAAAAGGTGGTCATGGATATGATGTTTACAGAGAGTTGGGTGCATATAAAGTTTTATTATATTCTAGATATGAAACTTTAGAAAGTAATCCCGATATTATTTTAGGTAATGATTTTGCTAGAGTTGGAATTATCAAAAATCCAACAATTATAGGAAGTGATGTTCAACTTTTGGATACATCTGTAGTTAGTGGACTAAATGCTTTAAAATTAGCCGGAGTAACTACTAATACTACATATGCAGTTGATTCTGTTATAAAACAAACTGTAGGTTTGGGATCAACTGCTATTGGATTTGTAGCTTCTTGGGATCCAATTACTGGAGTATTAAAATACTATCAACCTACTGGATTAGCCTCAAGTGAAACTGGATTTAAAATTATTCCATTCACTTCCAATCCAGATGTTGGATATGGATTAACAATTAATTGTTCCGCAATTGTCGGACCAACACTATCAATTAATTCAAGTTTTAGTGGTGTAACTACCACAATAAATAATAGAATATATCAGTTAGGTCAGGAATTTGTAGCTGGCATTTCCTCTGCCGAGTACAATAAAAAATCTGGGGATATTATTTACTTAGATAATAGACAACCCATTCCTAGATCAGCCAATCAGAAAGAAGACATTAAAATTGTATTGGAGTTCTAATAAAAATGGCACAAAATACCAACCTAAACACTTCTCCATACTTTGATGATTTTGATCCAACAAAAAATTATCAAAGAGTTTTATTTAAGCCAGGAACTCCAATTCAAGCAAGAGAATTAACAACACTTCAGTCAATTTTACAAAATCAAGTTGAGAAGTTTGGTAAACATTTTTTCAAAGAAGGTCAAGTAGTAATACCTGGAAATATTGCATACGATTCTGAATATACTTGTGTTCAAATTGATCCAACTCATCTTGGGATACCAGTATCGGTGTATCTACAATACTTGGTGGGTAAAAAAATAAAAGGAGAGATTAGTGGAGTTTTCGCTAAAATTGAAAGATATATTACTAGTGAAGAGTCTGAAAATGAAAATAATACTTTATACATAAAATATCAAAGTTCCAGTGAAACTGATTTTACAAACAGTAAGTTTGTGGATGGGGAAAATCTTCTTGTATTGGAAAATATAGATTATGGTTCCGGAGTTATTAGATTAGAGTCTTCATTTGCTACTACTATCATCTCAAATTCTACAGCTACGGGATCCGCTATTAAAATAGAAGAAGGCGTCTATTTTATAAGAGGATTTTTCGTAGATGTTTTCCCACAGACAGTAATATTAGATCAATATAGTAATTTACCTTCTTATAGAATTGGACTATCTGTTTTTGAAGATATTGCCGTACCATCACAATCAAATGTAGATTTGTTTGATAATGCAAGAGGATTTTCAAACTTTGCAGCTCCTGGTGCAGATAGACTTAGAATTGTAGCTACTTTAATAAAAAAATCTTTAAATGATTTTAATGATGAAAATTTTGTTGAATTATTAAGAATTGAAAATGGAATTATTAAAAAAGTTCCTAAAAAACAAGATACACCTTCTTTAATAAATGATGAATTGGCAAGAAGAACTAGTGATGAGTCTGGAGATTATTATGTAAAACCATTTAGTGTAATTGCAAAAGAATCATTAAATAATAAAATTGGAAATAATGGAGTTTACAATCCTGGACAATTAACAAAACAAGGAAATACTCCTTCTGATAATTTATTGACTTTACAAATTTCACCAGGAAAGGCGTATGTTAAAGGATATGAGGTAGAAACTCTCATAACAGTAAATGCAGATTTAGAAAAACCAAGAACAACGGAAACTGTTAAAGATATTACGGTTCCTTTTAGTTTAGGTAATCAAGTAGAACTTAATAATGTTTATGGAACTATTCCTGTTGGATTTGGTACAACTAGTCAAGTAACTTTATATTCACAAAGAACTGTAACTCCAGGTCTTCCAGCCGGAATTCCAATAGGTGTAGGTAGAGTTTATGATTTAAAATTAAAAAATGCTGGATATGTAAATGCCACTACTGTTTTTGAAGCCTCAGCTTATGATTTACAAACATATACTTATTTGCAATTAAATGCAACAATCACTCTATCTAGACCAGCTTTTGTTGAAGGGAAAAATAGTTCAGCTTCTGGATTTTTAGCCGTAAGTGCAACAAACAGTAATCAATTAGTGCTGTATCAGACTGTTGGTACTTTTACTGTTGGCGAACAATTAAAAGTTGATGGTCAAGATATTTCCAGAACAGTAACAAATGTTAGAGATTATAATTTAGGAGATGTTAGACAAGTAGTTGGATATGTTGGAATTACTACAACATTTACTGCCGATACTCTAATATCACAACCAATTCCTCTCGCTCCACAGGGTACTAGTTTTACTATTTCTGCGGGATCTGGAGGAATAAGTACAGTAACAACATCATCTTCAACATTTGGAGTTGGAATTAACACAGGAGACATTTTTGTTTATACAAAATCTGGACAAACTGTTCCAACTTATAATAGGGTAACTTCAGTAAATACTTCTGCAAAATCTATCACTATTGAAGCCACTACAAGCGTTACCGGAGTTAATAGTGGTGGATTGCCAACAAGTTCTATAACATTAAATGATATATTAAAGGGATCTTCTGCATTATTAAATCCCAGAGATTCATTTTTCTTTGCCGAACTGCAAAATACTAATATTTCAAATGTTGATATTTCAGACGGTGAAATAGTTTATAGAAAATCTTATTCGGTTACTGTTGCTTCTAATGGATTGACTGCAACTTTAGAAAGTGATACCAATATTAGTTTAGAGCCTTTTGATGAGGAAGATTACTCATTGGTATTTAATGATGGTACTATTGAACCATTAACCTCTGGTCAATTTACAATTACTTCCGCAAGAACTTTAACTTTGGTAAATTTGAGTAAAAATGGTGATGCCACATTAATAGCTACTTTAAGAAAAAGAAGATTAAAAGCTAGAAAGAAAATTTATAATAGATGTGGAGTCTTAGATGTTAGAAATTCTAGCAGTTCTTCCTCTGGAATTGGCAGTACAACTCTTAATGATGGTTTAACATATAGTCCATATTATGGAACAAGAGTTCAAGATGAAAGAATTTCATTGAATATTCCTGATGTAATTTTTGTTTCTGGAGTTTTTGAATCTTCAGATTCAAATGATGCCGATCTACCAAAATTAGAACTAGTTAATTTAAATGCAAATATTTTAAATGCTATTAAAGGTGAAATGATTTATGGTGAAACAAGTAATGCAATGGCAATGTTTGTTGCAACTAATGGAACAAATCAAATAGAATTTGTCTATACTAATGAAAATACATTTATTAAAGGCGAAAAAATTCTTTTTGGCGAATCAAATGTTACTGCAGAAATAAATTTATTAATAGAAGGTGATAGAAATATAGTATCAGACTTTGCTTTTGATAGTGGTCAAACTTTAGAAATAGCTAATTATTCATCAATAAAAAGAAAATCTGGAGTTACTGCACCAACAAAAAGATTAAAAATAGTATATAATAGTTATTATATAGACTCAAATGATGATGGTGACTTTGTAACTGTTAATTCATATGATCGTGAAAGATATTCTACTGAATTGCCATTAATTTCTTTTTATAGAGCAAGTGATATCATTGATTTAAGACCAAGAGTTAGTCCCTATAATAGTTCTATAAGCCCCTATTCTCCTTTTGAATTTGAATCTAGAAAGTTTTTACCTGCAACGAACTCAACTCCGTATAATTTTGCTAAAGACAAAGATTTATTTTTAACTTACTCTTATTATCTTGCAAGAATTGATAAATTATACCTCAATAGATATGGAGAATTTTTTGTTTCTAAAGGAGTATCAGCATTAAATCCAATTACTCCACCTATCATTGATAACGCTCTAGAAGTAGCTACGGTTACAATGAAACCGTATGTTTATAATATAGGAGATGTTACAGTACAACTATCTCCACATAAACGATATAGAATGCAAGATATTGCTAGACTTGAAGATAGAATAAGAAATATTGAATATTATACTTCATTATCACTCTTAGAAACTGATACTAAAAATTTAACACTGAGAGATTCTCAAACACAATTAGATAGATTTAAGTGTGGATTCCTTGTAGACAATTTTAAATCAGTAAGTTCTGGTTCTCTAGGTGATCCACAACATAAATGTAGCATTGATACAAAAGAAGGATTACTTAGACCTCAACACTATACTACCTCACTAGATCTCCTTTTAGGTTCAGAAGCTGTAATAGGAACATCTAATCTTTCAAATCCAGATGCAGATTTGAGATTTGTAAAGGATTTGGGAAATCCAAACACAGTTAAAGTTGGTGATGTTGTTTGTTTAAAATATACTGATGTAGAATTCCTCAAAAACTCTTTTGCAACTAGAATTGAAAATGTTAATCCATTTGCTGTTGTAAACTGGATTGGAGCTATTGAATTAAACCCAGCAACAGATACTTGGATTGAAACAAGAGGAACAAAGAGAACAGTTGATCAAGAAGGTAATTATTCGACAACTATACAACAATTGGGTGTTGATACAAATACTGGATTATCTCCAATTGATTGGGGCTCATGGGAAACGACCTGGACTGGTACAAAAGAAATTGCCAGACAGAATATGGGAAGTATATATGTTGGAAGTAAAGAGACTTCTAGAAGTGTTCATAGAGGTGGTTTCCAAAAAGGTAGAGGTATTCCAGAAACAACAACAATAAATTACAGAGATCAATATACTAATTTTACAAATGTAACTACATTAACTACCACAAAACAAGCCAGACAAGGTATTCAATATAAAGTATCCGAAAGATATGACAGTGTAAATTTGGGATCATTTGTGATATCTACAGAAGTCATCCATGTAATGAGATCTAGAAATATTGAATTTATCGCAAGAAGGTTAAAACCAAAAACCCAATTATATGCGTTTTTTGATAATGTTGATATGAACAAGTATATTGTTCCAAAACTTATTGAAATTCAAATGGAGAGTGGTACTTTTAATGTTGGAGAAACAGTAACGGGTACAGTAGGAACTACTTCGATTAGATTTAGATTATCTACTCCCAATCATAAGTATGGTCCATATAATCAACCAGAACAAGTTTATACATCCAATCCATACTCTCCAACTCAATCAATACCTACATCATATTCAACAACCTCAACTATTTTAAATGTTGATACAGCTTCATTGGAGTTACAATCTGCAGCTGGATTTTATGGACATATTGTTACAAACATGCAACTACGAGGTGAAACTTCTAATGCTATTGCGAAAATAACGAATGTTAGATTAATTACGGATGCAGCTGGTACTTTGATAGGATCGTTATACATTCCAAATTCAAAATTACAGTCAACCCCTACATTTGAAACTGGAACAAAAACTTTTGTTCTTACAACTAGTTCTACTAATTCTACAATTGTTGGATCTACAGATAGTACAGCTGATGCAAAGTTTACATCTTCAGGACTTTTAAACAATACTGAAGAAGTTACTCTAAGAACTAGAAATGCAAATGTTGAGAGAATTAACAGAACTGAAGAAAGAACCCTTACAAACCAAGAAACTACACTTCAAGCAGGTACTTCTTTTGTAAATCGTACTGTATCACAAACGAGGTGGGTTGATCCCCTTGCACAATCTTTTGAAGTTCCGGATGAAAATGGAGTATTCATTACTAAATGTGATGTATTCTTCAAATCCAAGGATACTAATAGTTTACCAATAACCATGCAAATCAGAACTATGCAAACTGGTTTGCCTACAACAACTATCATTCCAT